CTGCCACACGTAGGGCTCAGCGGCACGCCACGGAATGCGGCGTGCGTGCTCGCGACCTTCAGGGGTCTTGAGCCAGCCCTTCAGCTCCTTGCCGTCAAGGCGAGCCCGGACGGCGGGGTCCGGGCGGAGCTGGTTGTCGATCGTGTGCAACCAGGTATCGGCATGCTCGACGTCACCGATGACGGACCTCTTGCCCTGGTCGACAGTGGCGCGCAAGCGCGCCACGTTGCCCTCGTAGCTGGAGGTCATCGACTGGTGACTGAGCCCGGACGAGTTGACCGAGCGGTAGATGTCACCCTTGCCCTGCTCGAAGGCGCCAGCAGCGTTCCACTTGGCGCCCTTGCGGCCCTTGATGGTGGTGGGCTTGGCGCCGATCTGCGGAATGAGTTCGGTCTTCTTCAGGTACTTGGCGCCGCGACGTCCAACATTGACGACGAAGCCATCCTCGGTACGTCGGACAAGAAGCACGCCATCCGGGTTCGACAAAAGACCGGACCGGACCTCGGCGAATCGACTGATAGCCGCCTCGTCCAGGGTCTCCATCACAACCTCGTCCCCGATGGGGACGACCGAGTCAACGTTGCGCATGCGCCGACCGCTAGCCATGTCGACGGCGAACGAGCCGTTCGACGCCTCGGCGGCGGCGCGTACCTTCTGGATGATGGCCGGGGGCCTGGGGTCTTTGACTCCATTGGCCCGATTGCGCAGAAGGTCTTGACTCCAGCGCTCGACGGGTTCAAGGTTCTTCGTTACAGCCTTCAGACGCCCTGCATCTTCCTGGAGGCTGGCGGCGGGGCCACGGAGGACCGGGGCCTCCTGGTCCTGTCGTTTCTGCCACTTGCGCCGGGAGGCGCGGTTGCCCGCGCCAACTATGCGGTTGGCGGCTCGGGGGAGCAGGTTCGCGGTGCCGATGGCCAGCGCCTTCGGCGTGTCCACGATCATTGAGCCCATCGAGTCCAGGGCGGCCAGTGATCGGAACGACTCATCAGCCCAGTTGCGGACGATGTAGCCACCGCGCAGGAGCACGGCAGGCTTCCACCACGCCTCGAAGTACGAGGCGAAGTCCTCGCCCCAGTTCTTGCCCTTGGCGAACGCCTTGATGGCGCTGCCGTGCTGGGACAGGAGCTGGTCGAAGGCCCGAAGGTCCATCGGCATGAAGTAGTTCTGGAGCTGCGTCAGGGTGAGCGGAAGCTCCATCTCCTGGGCAACGCCGTTCTCTTCCCACTTGTACGTGATGGGGCCGTCAGCCGCGCTGTAGGCGCGGTTCTCGGCGGCCTGGCTCTCGATGTCCCGGAACAGGGCAGCGCGCCGGCCGGAGTAGGCCAGGGCGATCTGGCGAGCCTCAGTGGGCTGGAGGCCGTGCTTGCTGGCGATCAGCTCAACGCCGCGAGTCTCCATGTCCGCCGCGATGCGGCGGCGCTCCACGTCAGTGGTAGCGTCGGCGGCCCGGTTGAGGTACGTGGTGCGCAGGTTCCCGAAGGCACCCTCGCCCAGGTTGGCATCCATCTGCTCGATGCCCTCGCGGCCGTAGGCCACCACCTGGTCCAGGTAGCGGTTGACCTGACCGTGGATCTCCCGGCTCAGGTCCATGACGCCAGGGCGCTCGCGGAAGGCCGCGAGCGGGTACTTGATGTACGTGCTGGCCTTGCCAGTGCCCGGCGACCGGTAGGTGTGCGAGGCGGTGTCCGTGATGACGTCACCGATGGAGCGGCTGGTACGCGGCACCATGCTGATGCCGGCGCTAGCGATGCGGTCGTCGACAGAGTTCGTGAACCGGTTGAAGTCCTCGTACTCGCTCAGCTCTTCCTTGAGCATCTCCGCCTGCTGGCGGTTCTTCGTCATGTCGACCTTGGCGTTGGCCGCACGCTCGTACGCCTGGAAGCCCGAGAGCTTCGGGTCGGTCAGAGCGTCGTCGTAGCGCTGCTGAGCAAGGTCCAGTTCCTCGTCAAGCTTGGGGATCCTGGTCTCGCTCAGGTTGTCGATGCGCTCAGCCAGGCCCCGACCCTGGTCGCCGAAAGCGACCCTCAGCTTGTCCGTGGCACCTGGCACGCCCATCATGGCGCCGACACCGTGATAGAAAACGTCGTCATCGAACTCGTCGGTGTAAGCAAGATTGTCCGCATCCCACTTGCGGGCAGTGCTCAGGCGCTGGAAGAACGCGCCAGCAGCCGGGTTCTTGCTGAACGCCTGGACCTCATCGATAAGGCCCTGAGTGTCCAGCTCGCCCGCGCGTGCGCGGTCGCGAAGACCGCCCATCTGGCGACGGAGCGCCAGGGCGCGCTGCTCGACGGGGCTCCACGACCGGATCTTCATGCTGTCCAGCGCGGAGTCCGGGGCCGTGGTGATGCGCAGGATGTCACTCCTGCTGCTGGCGCCCAGGTGGTCGACGTCGCCCTTGATGAGAGCACGGACCTTGCCTAGACCGGCCGTGGCGACCGTGAGGGGGTCGGTGAACCACTCCTGGGCGAAGTCGATCGTACCGGAGAACAGGTTGTACGCGAGGTTGTCCTCACGCATGGCCCGGTAGTTCGCGTCCAGCGGGAGGCCGGTCTCCTGGTCGAAGCCAGCCTCGTAGCCCTCGCGACGGAGGTCGCGGTCAACGAACACGTCAGCGACGGATTGACCGAAGGTGGCGTCGTTGGTGCGAGCCCAGGCGTCTTCCCAGGTGTTGCCGTCAAGCCACATGCCCAGGTTGGAGAGGAAGCCCTCTTCGTCGACGATGTTGCCGACCTGAACGACGGTGGAGAGGCCACGCTCTACGGGCTCAGGGATCTTCTGCTCGTAGTACTTCAGCGCGACGCCAGCATCCGTGCGACGCTGCCCCAGGTCGCGCCCCGTAAGGGCGCCCACCGGATCGAACTCCCGGATCGGCTCCGGGACCAGGGCCTCAACGTCACCTCGACGCTCGTCCAGGTCCTTGCCGGTGAGGGCACCAACCGGGTCCATGGAGAAGAAGTCGGAGACACCGCCCTTGATGCGGTCCCAGGTGGACTTCTTGCGCTTCTCCCCCGTGACACCTTGGCCAACCTGAGCCAGGACGTTGCGGCCGAAGGAGACGGCCTGGGCGCGAGCAGCATCCTCTTCGGACACCGTCTGCATGGCGTTGATCGCAGCCTGACGCTGCGACTCCGTCATGTCCGCCTGGGCAACGTCGAACGCAACGCCGTAGTTGGGCTGATTCTGGATGGAGCTGGTGGTGGCGGCTGCCGCCTCACCAACCCTGTTCGCCCACCACGTCGAGCTGCTCAACGTTTCACCTTTCAGACTGCTTGGCGCGCCGCCAGACCCCGCACGTACTGGCGGAAGGCGTTGGACGCGTGCGGCTGTGAAGCCGCGAACTTGAGGGCCGGCATGTAGGAGCCGAGGCGGAGAAGGTCTTCCTCGTCCAGGTCCGGGGCACCTCTCCCGGCACCCGCATTGACGCCGGAAGTGACCGGCTGCTCGGGGTACTGGGAGGGTGCGTCCATGGAGACGAGGCCAGAGGGGTCCACGGGTGTAGGCCCGGACGAGACCGGGGCACCAGCCTGGATCTCCTCGAACTCAGCGCTCTCTCCATAGCCCGCCGAAGGAAGACGGCGGATAGCCTGCCCATCGGCAGGCCCACCGTCCGTCCTGGCTGACAACGAGCCGGGTCCGCTCACGCTGGCAGGATGCTCAGGAGTGCGCTGGCCGCCGTGACCGTTCGCCACTACTTGCCACCGCCCTTGTCGTCATCCTCTTGCCCGCCGCCCCAGTTGTTGTCGTCCCCGCCGGGGAGCGACTCAATGGCGTGCGATACAGCCATCTCCATGTCCTTCCGGTCGGTTCGGTACTCGTGGTCGGTGTCGAGCATCGCCGCCGTAGCGGCGAGCATGTGTTCAACCTCATGAGCGATGGCAGCGCCGGTCTCAATGACGGCGGCCAGAAACAAGCCCCAGTCCCACTTCATGCGGCCTCCCAGGCGTCGTCCTTGTGGCGCCGCCGCTTCGCGCGGCGCAGGGCCTTGATGACTCGATCGACACCCTCGTCACTCAGGCTCACGTAGAAGCCTTCATCGCCATTGAGGGCGGCCACCTGAACGACGTCTCCGACGCCCCAGGCGACCTTCACGCGCAGGCCTTCAGTGCTCTCGTCATAGGTGTTCTCGGCTGGCATCTCGCCACTTCCTTTCGCGCATCACGCGCGGTAAACCCCAGACCTCGTGTCTGGGAAGAAGATCCGGCGGCCCCGCCCATTTGAGCTTCGTCGAGAGGCTTGGGCGGGGGCTGACCGGACGAGGAGGGCCGGGCCTCAAGCTCCGGTTACGTGGAGCGAGGCCCGGCCAGCCCTGCGGAGCGCCGGGAGGGACGGCGCTCAGAACACAGGGGGTACAGCTGGAGCCCCTGTGTCTCGCGTGTGCGAGGGGGCTCCGCGTTTAGCGAGACCGACGACGCAACGGCGACGTGGTCTTCTTCTTGCCGCCCCGCCAGGTGGCGGGGCGAGGGGCGCTCGGGTCACGGATCAGCTTGTCCGAGGGGATCGGGCGGAGCGTGACGCTCTTCTTGGGCTTGTGCGTGGTCTTCGCTGGCCCGCCGGAGAGCGGGCGCTTGGTGAGCTTGCGGGCCATGTGGGTTCCTAACCGGCGACGGGGAGCATTCTCGAGATGGAACTCTGCAAGTTGGGCTGCCCCCCGGCCGTTAGGCCGGCCATCATCATTTGGAGGCTGGAGCCCTCGTCGGGCCCACCGCCACCAGGGGCAGGTGCGCCGGCAGGACCGCCGCCCATCAGGGCGGCTAGCGGGTCCTGAGCCTGTTGCTCTGCGGCGGCCTGCTCTTCGAGCGTGGGCTCGAATGCCTTGAGCACCGCGTCTTCGACCGTGGCGCCCTTGCGGCGCTGCTCGATGACCAGTGCCATCTGGTGGAGCGCCTTGAGCGGGTCCTGGCCCATCGAAGCCAACTGGGGGAAGCTGGCGCCCAGACCCTGCATGGCCTGAATCAGCGAGCCCTGGAGCATCTCGATGTCCATCCGCTCCATCTCCTCAGAGGAGTTGAAGCCGAAGCGAGCAGCGATCTGATCCATGATGGTCTCGCGGGACAGCAGTCCCGCACCCTGCGCCTGAAGCATGAAGATGAGGCCCCGGTTGGCGTCCATGCCTGAGGCGAAACCGTAGGTGCAGTCGACCTCGTAGTCGCCCTTGATGTCCTTCTCGGGCGTGTAGCGGATCGAGTACTTGGAGCCCTGTGCGCGACCAACCGCGCTCTTCTCCACCGACCCGAAGAACTTCTCGTCCATCTCCAGGGCGTAGGACGTGGCGTCCCGCAGCATCTGAGCAAACAGCGACTGTGCCACCTGGATCTGTGTGTCCACGGTGGAGAGCAAGGCGTTGATGCCCTGGCCGGTGATGACCGAGGCGTCGATATTGCCGGTCATGCCCTCGGGGAAGCGCGCCGCTAGGCGCTCCTCCCCAGCCAGGAGCTGGTTCTCGGCGAAGGCGGCGGCAGGCACCTCAAGAGGAACCCGGCCGATGCCCTGCGGGTTGTTGGTGCGCAGGATCGCACGCGGACCCATCGACAAGGTGTTGACGTCGTTGGGGAGGATCAGCGGGGAGTTGACCGCCTCGTGGGCAATCTCCAGGGTGTACGCCGCCAGGCGTGCACGGAAGAGCTGCACCCACAGCATCTCGTCGAACTGGCCACGGGACTCTTCGTCCCACTTGGACATCTCAGCGATGAACACCGGGGTCTTGCCGATGGGGTTCGCGCTCTGCGCCAGGATCAGTTGACGATCCGGGCAGATGAGGTACTCGCCGTTCTTGTCGTAGCACTTGGCTACCTCAAGAAGCTGGCTGGGGTTCTCCTTGACGTACGTGCCGCCGAAGCTGCTCTTCACTTCTTGCTGGACGAGCTTGGTGGCGTGCTCGGGGAACTTGGCGGCCAGCGAGCCGGCTGTCTCGTACCAGCGCTTGTAGTACTTGACTACACGGCCGAACATGTCGGTGCGCCAGTAGGCGCCCACAGGGGAGTCGACCCGGAGGACCGGGGACATCTTCTCGAAGTCAGGCTCGACGACGACAGGCAAGGCACCGAACGAGAGGTACCGGTCAGCACCCGCGTACATCTGCGTCTGGAGCCTGGAGCACTCGATGTAGTAGTTGACGACCTTGGAGCGCTTCTCCGCCGCCTGCTTGGCGGCGTTCGACTTGTGCCGGCTGTCCTTGCAGGAGAAGTCCGGAAGACCACCAAGCTGCTCACCGAGCTGGCGAGAGGCGATGTTCACCATGTTCGCCGTGACCTGCTTGGGCATGTTGTCCGGGAACAGGCCGGGGACGAGTTCATGGACATCGCCACGACGCACGGCAGCCACCTGGTGGTGGCGCTCGTCGCGTTCGGCGTACTCGGACTTCAGGTCCTCGAACGCCTGGAAGATGTCAGTCATGCAACTCGCCTCTGATGGAACGGAGACCACTCGAACTGGTCATCGGGGTCAAGGTTGTTGAGGTCGATCACCCGCTGGTACTGCCGGTCCATGCCAGAAGCGAAGGGGGACTCCCTGAACATCGTTTCGAACTGCGTGGTGACCAGCTCGCGAATGCGCGACTCGACGAACCAGAGGCTCATCAGCAGGTCCGTCAGCCCCTTGGTCTTCGGGTAGTAGGTGACCATCTGTTCGCACACGGCCCGAATGACCTCCGACTGCGTAGACGGCAGTTGGAGCAGGTTGCTCTTCGGGTCCCTGTCGCCACCCATCACCAGCGCCGAAAGCGAGAGGATGCCGGTATCGGCATCCCACTTGGATTCGCGAGTCGTGATGTGGTCGTGGATCGTGGCGCCGAGCGTGGCCAGCTCCCGGACCAGCGTTAGGTCCTGGGTGAGGTACTGCGAGTTGAGGACCTTCTCGACTCGCCACTCCCGGATGTCGTACTCCTCAGTCCAGGAGATCATCAGGTCGTGCACCTGGGCCGGCGTGGCGTTGGGCTTGTTGAAGGCGTCCAGCAACCAGCGCTTCTTGGTGTTCGGGTCGAAGGCCACCACGGTGGCCGCCGTGTAACCAGCGGAAGCGGGGTCCAGGCCGGCGATCACTCGCTTGCCAGCCATGCCGTCATCCGGATGGTGCGTGGCGCCTGCTACCAGCGGGCCGACCTTGCGCATCCCCTGAACGCAGCCATACACCTGCTCGCGGGGGAAGATCGAGTCTTCGTCGACTTCTTCCTGCTGGTAGTTCAGGGTCCAGGCGCGCGGGTTGGTCGAGAGCTTGCGGCGCATGCGGGCCAGCGAGGCGCCGTCCCACTTGGGGTACATGCCCTCTGCGTCAGGCTTGACAGCCTGACCGCGCTTGGCAACGTTGGAGCGGGGCCACAAGGTGACCCAGTCTTCGGGGTCCTGGTTGAACTCCAGGACGGCCGGCGAAGAGAAGTAGGTCCAGGGGGACTGGCCGCCCTCTTCCTCGTAGCGCTTGGGGTCCAGCAACTCGCGGTACAGGTCCTGGGGGGCGACGCGCGTTCCGACGATGAGGACCTTGTCCTCGTCCGAAGGGCGAGTCAGGACCATGCCCGTCAGCCAGTTGATCTGGCTGTCGAAGTCGTGAGCGTTCTTGTCGTTCACAACGTCGTCGAGGATGATCAGGTCAGCACGGGCACCGTAGATGGTGCCGCCCATGCCGAGGGCCTGGAGCGTAGGGTCCTTCTCGTTCGTGGTGCGGATCTTCTCCGACAGCCGGAACCGAAGGGCCGACCACTCGTCGGCCGTCTTCTCCCAGCCACCCTCGGGGCCGAAGTCCGTCTGGAGCTTCATGAACCGGTCGGAGGTCATCCACTCTTTGATCTGGGTGACCCAGTCCTTGGCCATCCGCTCGTTCGCGGACACCAGCACGATCTTCTGGTCCGGATCGCTCACGATCCGCCACAAGGTGTAGGCGGCGGTGATCGTGGTGGACTTGGCGTGCCCGGGGGGCACGTTCACCAGAAGCATGTTGGCGTCAGCGCCGACGATGTACTTCTGCGACGGGTGGAGGTCGCGGGGCTCGCGACCCTCCAGAATGTCGAACCACTGGAGCTGGTGCCAGAAGAGCTTGATGTTCAGGTAGCTCTCGCAGAACACCGGAAACTCCGGGACCTCTTTGCGGGAGTCCGCGCCCTTCTTCGAGCGCATGTTGATGACGGCGTCAGCGGAGAGCTTGAAGTCCGGGTCCGAGCGCTTCCAGTACTTCCAGGTCTCCTTCGAGCGACCGACGTAGTGCAGGGCCTCCTCGACGGTGTTGCCGTCACGGAGGAGCTTGAGTACCTGCTCCTTGGCCGCCTCGGTGGTCCGTCGCCCGCCTTTCGGGCGGGCCTTGACGGCCTTGACGTCTGCGTCGTGGCGAAGCTCTTTCGGCGACTGAGTACGGGGGAAGGCGTTCAAGCTTACCTACCCCCCAGTTCGACGATTGTTTAACACCCGAGTTTGGAACCCACTTCGTGGGCGGCGACGGAAGAAAATTCAGAGCAAGGGACATCCAGCGACCGAAGCCTGGAGGCGCTTGCGCCGTAAGGCTGAGGGAGCTGGATCATCTAGGTGCCTAGGCATCTAGAACCTTGGACAAGAGAAGGGAGGGGCACGAAGTGCCCCTCCCTTAGACCTAGCACTCTAAGAGTCTAGGTAGCTTTGCTCTAAGCATCCTTGTATCTAGGCTTCCAGGATCAGCGCTTACGCCGTAGGCGGCTTCAGCGCTCCCTGGTTCCTAGTATCAAGGCCCTTAGTGCTTTACCCCTCTTTCCTATTGCAGGTTCTCAGGTTTCGAGATTCCTTGCTTCGTTACCAAAGTGTTATCCAAATAGCCTACAAATCTCAGAATGTGAGCCAAAATCGGGGGTTCGGGGGCTAGTGGTACGGTCCACCTAGCATCCTGGAGGTAAGGAGTCAACTGGCCTGAGGGTGCTGTAGTTTAACGCGCATTAGGGGGGGTGGACAGTATGAGGAGGCGGCGCGGGGATTAAGCATCGGGGGGTCAAGATGCTGCCGAGGTGGCAGAAAATCGGTGCTCACCCACGCGCGCCAGCGCGTGGTGCTAGGCCCAAGGCTGTGGGTGCTGGGCCGGCCGCGAGGCCTGCGCACGGTATGCGTAGTAGCACTGAAATACGCAGCCTGGACGCTATACGTGGGGCCATGCATCGTGGCCTTGGCCTAGTGCTGGGCACCTGGTGCTAGGTGCTAGCCAATGGTGCATAGATATGCATGCATGCGCATATATTCCCTGAGATGGGGCGCGGTGCGCCCCTACATGCGTAGCCTGTCTACCTACTCCTAGCGCCTCTTTGGCCAGACCCATTGACAACCATGGCGCTAGGGTGCACGCTATCCCCATGACCACACGACAGAGCACCTACGTCACCCGCTACGACGTCAAGCGCGACGGCACCACCCTCCTGGGCCGCTTCGCCACCCTCACTGAGGCGCAGTCGCTGGCGGATCAGGCCGGCGGCGAGGTCTTCCAGCGCTCCATCCCGTGGAGCACCTTCGTCCAGCGCTGAACCCCTCGCACCCACGAGCCCCTGACCGATGGTCAGGGGCTCGCTTCATGCCCTGCCAGCCTCTACTCGGGTCGCTGCCCTGAGATCCGATGCGCGGAACCTATTGACAACCCTTGCGCTAGGGTGCAATGATCGTCTCATCACCACAAGAACTACACAGAGATCACCCGCCAAGAGCCACTAGGGCGAAGACCACTGGATGCGAACAGGCTGAACATCCAAGTGCGAGCCGGCTGACGACACGCGGGAGCCACGCACCACCACTTCACCCCTTTCGATGAGCACCCACACACAACGTGTGGGTGCCTTTCGTTGGGAGTGACCATGAACACCATCGAACTCACCGCTGTCGAGTACGAGATCGCGGACAACATCGAAGCCGCACTGGACGAGGCAGACACAAGCGGCCTGACAGCCTCGGTCGCCGCCCGCAAGGCGTCCACGGACACCATCACGGCCCGCCGCATTCTGGACTGGCTCGTAGCCAGCCAGTTCGCACACACCTCGGGCAACGGCAACTGGACCCGCTACCACGCTGGCCGCCGCTGATCTAGGCACTTGGTTGGCCCGCACTGACGTGCGGGCTTTCTTGGTTTCTAGAGCACACAGACAGGAGAGAGCAATGAGCCAGACCACCATCCACTACACCGTCGAGACCGTGTTCGAGGGCTGCCGCTACGACGGCTACGTCCGCAGTGACGCTCTGTCGGCGCTCGTCGGCCTCGGAGAAACCGAGGGCTACGCCGTTGTCGAGGTCGAGGGCGTGTACAGCTTCGCGTTGTCCAACCGCCTTGAGAATGACGCCCTGTCTCTGGCACTTCGATGACACCGCAGGAACAGCGTGACCAGGAGTACCTGAACGGCTACGGCGTGGGCCTCTACGGGCCGCACCTCTCCCAGGCTGAGTTGGTGGAGTTCCACTCCATCGCCTTCGCCCGTGGGTACCGCGAGGGACGCGAGGACCGTAACGCCGGCATGGCTCGCTTCGTGGCCGCCTCCACGCTCACCCACGCTCGCCCGCTCCCCATCCACCGCACGGAGGCCGGCTACCCGCGCTGCGCAACCTGCGATGGCGGCGGATGCTTCGACTGCACGGATCCGGCATGAAGCGCGGTGACCTGATCCCGATCCCCGACTGCGACCACCTCGGCAAGGTGGTTTCGTTCCGCGCCAAGGTGCGCGGCGACTTCATCGATGACCCCACGCCAGGGCAGAAGCTCTACCCCGTCGTAGTTGAGCAGGGCGGCGACTATCGCATGGCCACCCTGACACCCAAAGTGGAGGTAACCCCGTGACCGAGCTGCTCGTCACCCTGCTCATGCTCATCCTGCCGCCGTGCCCCACCGAGGGTGACTCCACCTGGTGCTCCTGGGACGCACAGTCCCAGGGCAACGGGCAGGGCACATCGTTCGTCGTCATCGGCGAGACTGTTATCTACGTCGACTGACAGTTGTTTGGTTGGGCTCGCCCACGGGCGAGCCTTCCCATGCATCATCAGTCCCAGCCACCTGAGAGGATCAGACCATGAGCAAACTCAACGTAGGAGATCCGGTCATCGCCAACGGGAGGTATGGCGAGGTCGTGGAGGTTTCGGCTGACCACCTCTGGTATGTCGTGAAGTTCTCTCTGCACGGCGCGGCTTGGACGCTGCGCTTCCCGGCAAGCGATCTCGAGCAAGGTTGACCCATCAGCCCTAGCGCGCAAGGCGTGGTCTCAAAGGCCAACTAGGGCACCAGGCAGGGCGCGCACGCGTCGAGGTGTGGAGTCGGTGCTGTCACCGTCAGCCATTGAGTTGGAGTCCCCTCGGGCTACGCGCCCTGCCGTAGTCCATCACACGGAGCGAAGCTCCGTGCTCGACATGTGAGCCGCAGGCTCACTCACATGCCCTGCACTCCCTGAGCGCACGCTACGCGTGCCCAAGTTCAGGCAACTGGCAAGCGCCTGGCCAAGCGGAGCAAGGCTCCCTCAGGGAGTGCAGGCTTCAATCGTCAACCATTGCGCCAGGGTTCGTCCATCAACAACAGGAGGAAGAAGCATGACCGCACTACTGGAACTGCCCGCCAAGGCCGCTATCTACGTGGAGACCCACGGCTGGACCCAGGGCACCATGAAAGACAGCGAGGGCCGCGTGTGCCTCACGGGGGCACTTAAGGAATGCTCCACGGAGCCGGGTGACTGGTACCTGATCACGGAGGTGTACCGCAAGCGAGACCGTGCGGAGTCCTGGAATGACAGGGACGAGCGCACGGCCGAAGAGGTCATCGCGGAACTTCGCCAGCCCATCACGGATGCCGACCTGACCGACACGTTCGGTCCCCAGGCTCCGCAGATCGTGGAGTTGGTGCGCAAGGCGGCCACGCTCACGTACGACCAGGCGATCCGGTT